TCCCCATTTTTAAAACTAACAGTTTTCTCAAGGGGTAATTCAATGTCTTCTGGATTAATTTTCATGACTATGGTATAAAATTGCTGATGGATAAACTTCCAAGTTATGTTTATTAGATACACTCAAAACGTCGTTCATTACATTTAATTCTTCGATAAGTTCGAAATTATCAATACAAGCTTCAAGGGTCTGATTCCACTGTTCACGCTCAGAAGCGCAAATAATCGACTCACAAAGCTTGGTGACCATCTCTTCTTGTTGTTCATTTAACTCTCCACCAAACTTCTCTTCAGCCCTCTCCCTAGCTATAGAATTAAAAGCTTCTACGGCATAAATAGTAGATTGAATGTTTGTTCTAGAATATTCTGCGTTAGACAGTTTTTGCTCATCTACTGTGCTAGTACCATGAGGTCTACCAGCAGTTTCAGGAGTTTTAGATTTCTCAGAGATTTCATCTTCAATCATTGGCACACCACCAACAATAGGATTATAAAAACCTTCTTTCCTTTGTTCTATAAAGGTGCTTTGAGCAGGAGCTATATCTTCCGCATTTGGGAACTTGCCATTATGGAACATCTCCATTCCTTGTTGAGGGGTAAGAATACCAAGCTCCATAAGGCGGGTAGAAACACGCATAAGCTGAGTTTCATCACGCATGTCGATATCCTTCATTGTAGCAGTCGGATATGACTTAAAGCCGAGAGTATTAGCGATACGCTTTATCTCCTTCTGTAAAAAATCGTTCAAGAAACAGCTTCTAGCTTCTTTTAGACGGTCAATAAAGATTTGGGCTTTAACTTGTGTTGAATTATATTTCTCATCTCCAACGACAATGTTTTGCAGACCTTGTTTGATATCATCATTCAGAATCTGATACTTTGCGGGTCCAAGAACTTTATTCAGATCTGGAATAACAAAATCAGCTTTAGTAGTGTAATCTGATATCAGAACCCGACCGACACTCTCATTCTTGAAGAGGTGCTGCATTGCGTTAATGTTATTGGCGTTCACCCCACCTTTCTCAGGCTCAGCACCCATAGTAATAAGAAGAATAACATTCTCAACAGTACGGGTAATTGCTTGATCCATTTTTTTAAGCTCAAGCTTAGCATTGATATCTTCTAATACGGGATACCCAAATGGTATTGCAAATGGCTCATAATCTTGTTTCTTATAGAAAGAGAAGCTAAGACGTTTGGGGTCTAATTCAATTTTGATTCCATCTGTGTAGTATGAACCATCCTTGATCAGCTTCTTCATCTCAGGGTCTAAAGAATCATAAATTAACTGATCTTCTTCTGTAGATGGGTTCTGCAAGCGAGAAAGCTCATACTCAGATAAAACTTTTTCATATGCCCCAACATTAAATGTGGTAGCCCTCTTAGATACAATATCGAAAGGGTTTAGTAACACATACTTGACTGGAATCTTATTAGCGGAAGGATTAATAGAGCCAACTTGATTCATAAGTCGAGCATAATCCTCCACGTTGAATTCCCCATCAAATCTATAGACAAAAATATTACCACTACGATAATACTCACGGAAATATTGATCTTTTAGGTTTTGAAGGTTAATACGCTTGAAGAACTGTTGGAAGAATTCACGACTCTTTTTTGTCCCTCCCTCTAAGTAGATTTCAGTGTTCGCAAACTCAGACATAACGTCCACGGCGTTTCTGAATACAGCAACGTTGGCATAAGCTTTCTGACACAGCTCGATCCCCTCACGAACATTTACGCCATCAGCAGCATACTCGTAAGGCAGCATACCCTTACGAATGCTGGAAAATCTATCGACAGTACTTCTTACTGCTGAACGATTAATCCTTGCAGCGCCTGAAGTGCCAGCCTTATTAGCTCTAGCTGTAGACACCTTCTTATACGAAGCGTCTGATGTATAAAATGATTCACCCAGCAATTCTGGGGTATATGATTCTTGAGAAGCTTGGCTCATGGCTAAATCTTCTAAGTTATTGTTTTTATTGAATTTTTTCCAATAATCTGATTTTTTCGTATACTTCCTCGCCATTACAATATTATATTACACAAAAAGTAACTTTCTAACTTTCAAAAGTTAAGAAATAAACATTGGGGTGAATGTTTCTGTAATATCAGACCCTTGATCGTCTAACATGTCGAAATACACATTCATACCCCAGTTACCTAGAACTAAAGCGGAGTAAGAGTCTTTTCGAGCTTTGTCAGCGCCTCTCTGCTTGCGGAGGTTAGGAGGTAGATCAAAACTTTGTGTTCCTTGTGGCGAAGTAGTAACTTGAACTAAAGCGCATTGCACTTTTATAAGATCCATCATATCTCTTTGATGCTCAACAAAGTCAATCATCTTAGCTCCTTTGTTTTTCTCTTCAGCGTCTTGATTCCTCAAGAACTTCAAATTTTCAATAGGGATGTTAGCTTTTCTCTGCATATTGTAGTTGTCATCCATAGCAGACCCAGCAAAGTACAATCTTTTATGATCGAATGCTGATTGTAAACTTTCGTTAGCGAAACGAATCCATGTAGAGCTAGGCTTTCTTAAAAACACAAATTTTCTTGACGATTTGTCTATTTGGCTCTTAAGCTTCCTAATACCTTTGGCATAATCTTTAGGATTATCTAAATCAGCTTCTACAGTATCTATTTTTAAATTTAATTTTTTAAATATACCACTCTCCTTACATGCACTCAAAAATTGAACACCACCATTGTAATCGCCAACCACCATTTCGATATTGAAGTGGGTCAACACATAAGCCATGTATCTAATGTGAGTTTGGAGGTTTGAACCAGAAACAGCGTAGCTATGCACTACAACGCCTTTTCTCGTCTCCGGGTGGATCTTTATCAAAAGTATAGCGAAATCGTCTGAGCTTTCACTCTCGGACCAAGAAGGGTCAAATGCGAGGATATATTTGGAGGAGGGATCACCAATTACCTCTACGCATTGCCCTTCACCATCAGGGAGAGTGCATGAAGCCATTTTACTGACTTTGAAATATCCAGAACTATCATCTGTGAATACAGCTCCAAATTCTCGGTCAAACTGAGACTGACTCATTGTTGATTTAGATTGGCTAATCAAATTTTGATCATACAGCTGTGGAGGCGCACAATCATAACTAAAATGCATGATTACTCTATGAGCGCCATCTTGTTTATTCTCATTGATAATTAGAGATTCATATTGTTGATAAAGTTTAAATAAATATTCAAATTTATATGATGCAGAGGACAAACCAATGATTTTGTTATTTGGCCATCGTTTTCTTTGCTCTTCGGTCATTTCACCCTCCGCGATCATTTGAGTTTCTAGATCATAGATTTCTTGACGTTCAGTAGGGTTCTCGACAACAGAAAGGAATGGCATAATCACCTCATTGAAGATCTTCTCAGGCATAAGAAGAAGCTCGTCGATAATCATACGTTGGAAGCGGAAACCACGAAGCTTTTCGCCATCGCCTAGAGGCAAGGCTCTGATACTACTAGAACCTATCTCCATAACCCACTCATCATTCATTTTTGATGTCCTAGTTATGCATTGAGATAAAAACTCAGCCTTCGGGCTTCTAGCGATATCCTCAATCTTCTTAAAGATCATCTTGGACTGACGAAATGATTTAGATATGATTCCTATCTGTACGCCTTGATTCATGATAGCGTCTAGAATTGCAAACACAGCAGTGGAGAATGATTTACTCATACCACGACTCCATATTCCCAAAAAGTAATCCGTCTCCATCATAGACTTAATAGCCATATGCTGAAACGGAAATAGCTTTACACCTGTGAATAACTCACAAGCAAAAGATGGATTATCTCTTAAAAACTTATAAAGTAAAAGCTTAGCCTCTCCTTCTTCGATGTATCCTTCTTTGGAAAGTATCTCTTGGTTTACTTCTTTGAACTTCTTGTACAGGTCTTGATTGCCTTCTATCCAAGCCATTTTTTTCTAATTCTTTTTCCCAAAAATACTGTAAGTCAACGTTCCACAGCTTCTTACCACAGCAGAGGATCTTGGGTATTAACTCCTCACTGCCTTCTCTAGAACCACTAAACACAAATTGACAACAGTCACTAAATTGTGCCTCGATAGATCTCATTCTGCTAAACACAAATCCCATATTGAATTTTTTGTAAGCAGCACTATTTGTTTTATAAATTTGATTATAATCAGCCTCAACAACGATAAATAAGAAACACCCCAAACTTTGGCATCTTTCTATCTCCCTAACAAACCTAGCATAGCCATTTGTTACAGTGGCAGCAAAATCTTGGAACGACTTTCTTTCTGCATGA